AACACTAGTTGAGATGATGGACAAAGTATTGCAAGATTACGATCAGTTGTTTAATTTACTCAAAAGTCAAAAAGACTCAGAAGTTATTAATGTGTCAATGGACGGCGGAACATTTAGCAACGAATAGTAGGATAAATATACGTAGTTAATCGGAGAAACATATGAGTAGACCGAGACCTCGTATTTTATTAGAACATATAGATAAGAAAACCTACAAAGTCGAACAAGTTCTTGAAGCAGATGCTATTTGGGCTGTATTTTATAAAGGTGACCCTTTTAATTTAAAAAGCTCAAATAGCATATCAAATTATCCGGGACCTAAATACAAGAAAGTTAGTTTTTCTAACCCCGGCCATGCATTAAACTTGGCGAAAAAATTAAACCAAATATTTAACTGTACAGACTTCCAAGTTATGAAATTAACTGCTGGAGAAATTACAACATGATTACTAGAGATTCGTTAACTCGTGTGTTTTTACACCAGTGGGGTAAAAGTTCAGACGATGCTAACGTACAGCTCTATGGAAGAAAATGGTGGCAATCTTATCGAGCAAGCAAACCTTTTTCGTTTCGATTGACAGAAGAGGGATTAGAGTTTTTAATAGGAACACTGGAACTAGCATCGTATGAAATTCCATTTACTGATTCAATTGAATTGAGTCCACAAACAATCATTTTTCTTGAAAAATATATGGATTGCCCGTACTATTTAACATACAAAAGCATTACTGTTTTTTCAGAAAAAAAATCTTTTGAACTTTATATGTTTTCAGACGACATTCGAAAATATGGTCTAATTAAAGCAATGAACGATAGATTAGAAAGTGAAAAAAACACTTGACATCATTTACCATTTGTCTTATACTATCTGCATAGTAAGAAATTACTTAACTTTTTCAACAACACACATAGGTATTTAAATGAGTGAAATTATTAGCCGTACTGTTGGTCCTAAGGGTGCTAAGAAGGCACTTCGCAAGGCGTTTAAGAATAAACGTCCGATCTTTTTGTGGGGACCGCCTGGTATTGGCAAGTCGGACATTATTAAACAGCTCGGGTCTGAACTTGACGCACATGTAATTGACGTTCGACTTTCATTGTGGGAACCTACAGATATTAAGGGTATTCCTTACTTTGACAGTAATGATAGCACAATGCGATGGGCGCCGCCTGCAGAACTTCCAAGCAAGGACTTTGCAGAAAATCATAATATGATCATTTTGTTCATGGACGAAATGAATAGCGCGGCTCCGGCTGTACAGGCGGCAGCATATCAGCTTGTACTTAATCGGCGTGTTGGCACTTATGAACTTCCTGATAACGTTGTGATGGTTGCGGCGGGTAACAGAGAAACTGACAAGGGTGTAACCTATCGTATGCCGGCTCCGCTTGCAAATCGGTTTGTGCATCTTGAAATGGCAGTTGACTGGGAAGATTGGTTCGACTGGGCTGCCGAAAATAAGATCCATAAGGATGTACTAGGATTCCTTACTTTTAGTAAAAAGGATCTTTATGACTTTGATCCAAAGTCTTCATCACGTGCATTTGCAACACCGCGTTCATGGTGTTTTGTGAGTGAACTTCTTACTGACGACGATACCGACGCCGACACATTGTCCGATCTTACTTCTGGTTCTATCGGTGAAGGACTTGCTGTAAAGTTTATGGCGCATCGTAAGATTGCTAGCAAGATGCCTGATCCAACTGACATTCTTGCAGGCAAGGTTACTAAGATGGAATCTAAAGAAATTTCAGCAATGTATTCTTTAACTGTATCACTGTGTTACGAGCTAAAGGAAGCATGTGATAAGAAGGCTAAGGACTGGAACAGTCAAGTTAACCACTTCTTTAACTTTATTATGAACAACTTCGAAACTGAACTTGTTATTATGGGTACTAAGATGGCACTTTCTACTTACAAGTTGCCTTTGGATCCGGATGAAATTGACTGTTTCGACGAATTCCATTCAAAGTTCGGTAAGTACATTGCACAGGCAACTGAACGATAATTTATCGAAGCTTGCCGTAGTTGACACCGCCTACGGGCGGTGTTATACTATATACACTTATAAACAAAGGACATTTAAATGGCACATTTAGATCCAATTATTGACAAGATTATTGTAGCTAGAGTCGGTTTATTGCTTCGTCATCCGTTCTTCGGAAATATGGCAACCCGCCTTAAAATCGAAGACGGTAGTGACTGGTGTAAGACTGCGGCTACCGACGGCCGAGCAATTTATTTTAATCGAGACTTCTTCGAAACTTTAACTAGTAAAAATGTAGAATTTGTTATTGCACACGAAATTTTGCATAATGTTTTTGATCATATGGGTCGGTGCGAAGGCAGAGATCGAAAAATCTTTAATGCTGCCGCTGATTATTGCGTCAACGGACAGTTAGTGCGTGATCGAATCGGAGACCCAATCAAAGATTTCCAAATGTTTCACGACCAAAAATACTATGGCTGGGGCGCTGAACAAGTGTATGACGACATCTACCAAAAGATGGATTCTGATATGCTTGATGCACTCGGTAAGCTACTTGACGAACATATTGACTGGGAAAACAATAATGGAAACGGACAGCCAACATATTCTAAAGAAGAGCTAAAGGCAATTCGAGATGAAATTCGAGAAGCTACTATTCAGGCAGCGCAGGCAGCAGGTGCAGGAAATACACCTGCAGGTGTAGCGAGGTTAATCAAAGAGTTAACCGAACCTAAGATGAACTGGCGAGAAATTATTCGTCAGCAAATCCAAAGTATTATTCGAAATGATTATACATTTATGCGTCCTAATCGTAAGGGATGGCATATGAATGCAGTTCTTCCGGGGACTAGTTTTGCAGAAACTATTGATGTGTGCATTGCACTCGATATGTCAGGTTCAATTGGCGAACTCGAAGCTCGAGACTTCTTAACCGAAGTTAAAGGTATTATGGACGAATTTAAGGACTTTAAACTTAAACTGTGGTGCTTTGATACAGCGATTTATAACGAAGCAGATTTTGACGGATATAATTCCGATGAGTTTGCAAACTATCAAATTGCAGGCGGTGGTGGTACATCATTTGAAGCTAACTGGGAATACATGAAGCATCATGATATTCAACCTAAGAAGTTTATTATGTTCACTGACGGATATCCTTGTGGTAGCTGGGGTGATGAAAATTACTGCGATACAGTATTCATTATTCACGGTAACACTAGCATTGTTCCCCCGTTTGGAGAACATGCATATTACGACTTTAAGAATGTAAACTAATGGCTATTCAGCACGGCAAACCTAATCCATTAGATTATTTCGATCTTAGAAGGGTTGAGTTTGCCTGCCCTCATTTTAAATATACAACGTTAAACAAATACAGTCCAACTGTTGTTTCACTAATTGATAAGTGGATTAGAAAAAATCTCAATGGCCGGTATTATATCGGCCAAGGTATATCTCTAGATAATAACAACTCAATTATCTACACTACTCAGATTGGATTTGAATCCGAAAAAGATGTAAGTTTTTTCATAATTGCCTGCCCCCATTTACAAGTAAGATAATTACTTTGTAAATAGGAGTTATTATGACAGACCAAACTGAAAATACTACAAACAACGAAAATACTGCAAACAACGAACAAGTTACAGAACTTACTGTTAATGACTTAAATGCATTAAAAGTAATTATTGATATTGCAAGTTCAAGAGGTGCATTTAAACCTAACGAAATGGTTGCAGTAGGACAAACTTACACAAAACTTTCTGCATTTTTAGAACAAGTGGCTAAGCAGGCAGAAGGAGCAAAAGCGAATGGCTGAGCTTAAACATGTCGGACGAGTTAAGGCAAGCAATAAAAAATGTATTGTTGCATATCGAACATTACCCGGAGATGCATACAATTGTTTAATTGTATTAACAGAAAATCTCCCCGATAGTCAACACGATTCGTTAATCAATCTTGTTGAAAGCAATGCCGGACAAGCGTCTAACGAATTTGCAGAAGCATTAGCTCGATCAAATTTTCCAGACGGGTCTATTATGTTAGCGGCTTTACATACACAAGGAAGATTTGTAAAAGTATCAACTGATCAAATTGAAATGTTACCGACTACTAACACTTCGATATTGCTATCTGAGCTTAATCAATTAATTGCAGAACAGCGAGGGGTACCAGTCGATAGTTTAGCAATTAGGCCTTCATCTAACGAAACAGAAGTTGTTGAAATAGCATCTGTACACGACGAGAACAAGCCCGCTGTAACTGAACCCGTAGTCGAACCGACTGAAACTATTCCGGTCAAGTTTGAGACTCCGGAAGAAGAAGCAAAATACTATCGATCGCAAGCAGATAGAATGGCTAAAGAAGCGGCAAAATTTAGACGATTAGCAGAGGAGTTAGTGCCGACTAAGAAGACTAAGTGACAGTAAAAGGAAAGAAATTGAATAAGGATATCATCGATCACTGGCCCGAAATCTTAAGCGAAATAAATTTAAATGTATTACCAGTTCAATATTTAGAATCGGTAGCAATAAATTTTAAAAACGGAAAACATTGGATTATTAGTGTTTCTTCAACTGGGAAAAAAGCTGATAGAATAGTTTCTTTTGAAAAAGAATTATTTGAAATTTTAAAAACGTATGATCAATATATAGTTGATATTGATTTTCGTCTTGATATTAAAAAAGTAAAAAAAGATATTCAATCTAAAACAAATTCATTTTTGAAGAAAAAGAACATTCGATGATTATTGGATTATTTGCAGTCGACGACCAAGGGGGCATTGGTAATAATGGTGGTATGCCATGGCCCCCAAATAAAGAAGACTTTAAATGGTTTAAAGAAACTACGTTAAACCAAATTGTAGTTATGGGCAAAACTACATGGAACAGTCCTGATATGCCAAAGCCCCTCCCAAATCGTACTAATGTCGTTGTTACTAATAATCATCTCAATTTAGAAAATGTTATTAGTGTAAGCGGTGAAATCCCATATATTTTACAATCATTAATTAAAAAAAACGATAAAACTGTATATGTCATCGGCGGCGTTAATGTTTTATTACAATCAAAACCTGTCTTAGAAAAATTATATATTACCCGTATTCCCGGAACATACACAGCAGATACTCAAATCAATTTAGAAAACTTCTTAGAAGGCTTTATACTAACTAATACTAGAGATTTAGGATCTTGCAAGGTAGAGGAATATGAAGCAATACAACGAAGCACTTAAACAAATTTTAGAAAACGGCAAAGAAAAAACTGATCGTACAGGAACAGGCACGCTTAGTATATTCGGCATGCAGCTACGTTTTGACCTTAGACTGGGTTTTCCTGCTGTAACAACAAAAAAACTAGCATGGCGCGCTGTAGTAAGCGAACTGCTATGGTTTTTAGAAGGATCTAGCAGCGAACTTCGACTTAAGGAAATTTTATACGGCACTAGTGCTACTGATCGATCAACTATATGGTCTGCTAACGCAAATTCAGAGTATTGGAAACCAATGGCAAAAACCGATGGTGATTTAGGTCGCATTTACGGTGTCCAATGGCGTAACTGGAGAACTCCGAATCGTAAATGGTTAAATTCAAGTACTTGGGAACCTGTTGTAATTGATCAATTACAACAATTAATAGATGGAATTAAAACTAATCCCGAAAGTCGAAGACATATTTTAACTGCATGGAATCCGGGAGAATTGGATATGATGGCATTACCTCCATGTCATGTAATGTGTCAATTTGACGTAACAGACGGATATTTAAGTTGCCAGTTGTATCAACGTAGTTGTGATATGTTTTTAGGAGTTCCTTTCAATATTGCAAGTTATAGTTTATTAACCCATATTATTGCAAAAGAGTGCGGACTTAAAGTAGGAGAATTTATTTGGTCAGGCGGCGATTGCCACATCTATAAAGATCATATTGATGCAGTAAACGAACAACTGTCTAGAGAACCAAAGCCATTACCTACATTAATGTTTGCAGATAAAAGCATTTTTGAGTACTCGGTAGACGACTTTGTATTAGACAATTATAATCATCACCCTGCTATCGTAGCACCGATGTCAGTTTAAATTGATGCTTTAACCATTCAAAATCATTAATTTTAGAAAGTGCCGGTAAATTTCCGGCATTTTCTTCTCCATACAACTTACCTGCTCGTGCTCCTCGAATAGCGTCAATTGCAAACGGTCCTTCAGCAACTGTACACCAAATGTTTAATCGTTCTTCAGTTTCTATATTAACCTGTCCTTGAATGGTTTTTGATGATAATTTTGCACATTCTCTAAATGCAGATTTCCATGTATTAAACGGATCTGTATTAAATGATGTAATATTTGAAATTTGGTCAATAACACAAAACTTGTCACTTATAGATGTTGTCATGTCAGAGGTACTTGTATCCATTTGCAATGTTAATTTTTTTGGGAGCAGTTTAACACCGCCGTATCCATAAACTAAATTGTTCACTGGATTTTTACTTTTCCAGGTATACACGGTGTCTTTTTCATATCTCGAAACTTCAAATTTAAAATCAAATGTTGGCTCAATAATAGCATCCCCGTCTACAACCCAAAACATATCAGTTGTTGATATTTTTGCTGCTTCAATATGAGCATTATGTATACCTGTTATATCTTTAATATGTTTAGCATTTGGGAATCTAGAACATAATAACTCGTAATTTTGATCTGCATTTGGTTCATTATAACTAATAAACACAA